CTCACCAGCTTCGGCACACATACCTACAGCAGCAGTAAGCAATCGCTCGGTAGGAAATCCTTGATCGTTGAGAACCGCAAGGCGCTGGCCAAAATCGTAATAGTTCTTACTTGGTTTGGAAGTGACTTCATTTACAAACTCTTGATACTTACCATAATCAACGCTCATTAGAATTTTAACTCCGCGAATTTGTTTTTGAATTTGTTTTCTGGTTCATCATAGTCTGCATCCTGTCCATTGTCAAGTATGTCCTTCTGTGCAGACTGTTCACAATCATACAGGCGCATCTTGGCCCTGTCAATCCCAACGATGAACCTCTTGTTAATAGTGGGATCGTTATAACGGTTCTTCAACTGTTTAACCATAATCTGGCCCAGTTCTTCCAACTCTTCCGTGCTAATAAGAGCAAACATAAGATCGGCAGTAGCAGGCAGACCAAAGGATTCAGAAGTATCAGTAAGTTCAACATCAGAGCTCCCATAACCACTCCTAGTAGTTTGGGTAGCCGAAACAATTGGAACGTTGAACTCAACCGCGAGACCCCTGAGTTCTTCGGCGATAGCCTTGATGTGGGTATAAGAATTAACATTACCCAACTTAGAGTATCGACTGGAAGCACAAATATTAAGATAGTCGATAAAAATAATATCAGGTCTAAAAGACTTCTTAAGGGCAAGTTCATTTAGAAGGGCCTTGAAGTGTCCAGCATGTGCAGTCGCAGTTGGATACTCCTTAATGATTAGAGTTCCTTGGGTCTTTGATGCAAGTTTATTTACCTTGTTATCAAACATCACCTTCGGGAGGTCAGTAATCTCCTGAATGTTGACATTGAGAAGGTTTGCATCAATTCTTTCCGCAATTCGTTCCTCTGCCATTTCAGCAGTGATATAGAGAACGTTCTTTCCTTGCAGTAAGACGGAACTAGCCACATGGCACATGAATAGGCTTTTTCCGACACCCGTACCAGCAAGAGCGATATTGAGAGTTTTATTAGGCAGACCACCTTTTGTGATCTTGTTAAAGTATTCAAGATCGAAAGGGATCTTTTCCTCTTTTCGATGATATACCTCGTAACGTTGCTCATAGTCCTGAAGATAATCGTGACCAATGTGATTATCAAATGACACAGCTAGTGCGTCACTGAGGATACTGGGAATGGCATCACGACCTTTGTCCTTATCTTGACCATCTGCAATCTTGATAGACTTCATCAAGGCAAGATAGATCGCACGGTCACGACACCATTTCTCAGTAGTATCTATCAACCAATTCTTATTAGTTTCTTCTGCACTGAGAGAAGAGACAAGATCAATAATCTCTTTGAACTCAGTGTCTGTTACATCACCCCTATTTTCAATCTCAATGTTGAGGATCTCTTGAGAGGCAGGTTTGTCATACTTGACAACAAACTTAGCTACCTCCTCAAAGATTACACGATCCTTGTGATCCTCAAAGTAATCGGGTTGAATGAAAGGAACCACCTTACGGAGGTAGTCCTCATCGTGGATCATATTACGAAGGATTGTGTTTTCAACTCTATCCATAGTGGAGATACGTGCTCATGATGTACTTTGGTCCACTCACAGGGGGACGGCCTGCGTGGGGATATTCCCAAGTTGGAGGAAAGACCAGAACGGAACCAGCCTCTGGTCTAATCATCTTACCATGAAGAGGGAACTCTGTCTCCCCACCTTGTTCCACTTCATTTAAATAAAACAACAGTGCGACATAACGACGTGCAGTTGCATGATTTACAACATCCACATGTTCATCAAACCGATCTCTTGTATCTGGATCGTACTTCTTGACACGAAATTCCTCCATGTATTTCACTGGAGGAATATACCAAGATCTAGGACCTAGGATTTCTTTATAGATATCGATTGCAGCCTTAACTCTTTGAACAAGGTAAGGATTAGAACCAAGATTCACCTGAGTGAACCTTGGCTTTGCATCACGATCTACTCTTTGTTTTTGATCAGAGTTTTCAAACGACAGTATCAAGCTCTGGCAGATGTCCTGGTGCAGGATCTTCGGTATCACCTGAACCATACGAGAACTCTTTTCTGGCTGCAACATCTAACTTCTCCATCACTTCTGGAGTGAAATAAACTTCTGGGTCTTTGAGGATGGCTTTGGCATAAACCTTCTTTCCGTCGATTTCATATCGACCTGCGACGTTCTTCCAGAGACCAGCCAATTCACCGAGCTCAAGAAGACCGTAATATCGATCAAGACCACGCTCATCGTAATAAAGACGCACAGAAACTTCTTGGTTCTCACGGCTCAAACGCGACTTAGCAGTCTTAGCTTTGATAATATTGCCGACAACCTCTGTTCCGTCCTTCTCTTTCTTCTTTGAGAGATAGATGATCGTACTTGCTGCATATTTGAGGCCAGAGCCTCCTCCCATTTCTTTAGTTGGTACATAAGATCCGATAACATCGTAGGTGTGGTTGGTAACGATCATTGGAATTTTAGCCTGTCCCAACTTGAGAGTAAGCATACGGAATGCACCTTTGACCAGTTGCGATTTGGTCATGTCACGAACTTGTTTTTCGTTCAGTGCATCCGTGATCTCTTTCTCAGTGGAAAGCATACCCAAAGAGTCTAACACAAACATACAAGGTTTGCGATCCTCTAATGGTTTCTTAAGGTATATATCCACCGCTTTCAGAGCCTTACTACGGAACTCTTCGATAGTAACGACGTTGACAACCACTACCCTGGTGAGATCAATACCCCGAGACTCAAGTAGGGATTTATTAACAGCGGCCTCAGTATCAAAGTAGAGACAATAACCATCGGGGTTAGTATCAAGAAAATTCTTAACCACAGCGAGAGAGAAGAAAGTCTTTCCAGTAGAAGACTCTCCAGCAATAGCAGTAATCTTATTCCCAGATACACCACCAAATACACTACCTGAAACCAGTGCGTTAAAAATGTACGAACCTGTGTCCACATAAGTCTCAGTCTCGTCTATCTCTGATGCAAGTTGGGTGTATTCATCGCCGATTTCTTTTACAATGTCTTTAAGGAAATCCATTAAGCTACCATTCCGTATTGTTCACGAAGAATTTTTTTGTAAGGAAGATCCTGTTCACGAAGTTCCTTCACAAGTTTTAGTTTTTGATACAACGCAGTATCACCACCAAGAGTAAGAGACTTTACAATCGTTGCAAGCTCTTCGTCGTTGATAGGCAAATCCATTCAATACCACCTCAGGGTCTTAAGATATTCTAACACGTTTTCGCGCACATCCAAAAGCTCAGTATAACACTTTTGATTGTGGGCACACTGCCGCAGTTCCTGATCTGGTTTCAACACACTTTCGATAAACAAATCAAGGCCTCTATTCCATTTGATTTGTTTTGACTCGTTATCGGGAACGGGATTCTGGTCTTTCATGAGAAGAAAAGATCTAGGTTTACGGATTTTTCCACACCCCATCCTATCACGTCCAAGATGATTTTCAAGGGGTCTAGAAATGATTTTTCAAATTGAAGGTCATAGTCTACATACTTCTCAATCCCAAGTTCCCTAGGGAAGTCCTGAATAAAGGACATCACGTTTTCGTGAATTGGATTGGGGCTGCGGAGATAACAGAATTTGATCTTCTCGCCATTCTTAATCAATGAGTATTTACCATCCAAACCAAGACGTTTTACATGATGGTTGAACAGAAGGGCTCCACGACAATGAATGGGAGTTCCTTTTGCATAGATGGATTGGTTACTCTTGTACTTGGTAACTTCACTCACAGAACGAGGGAATGAAATCTCTTCTGGAGGGAGTTTCTTAAACTCTTTACGGAAGTTATCGATGAAGTCAATCATCTGGTCTTCCGTTCCACTCATCATCACCTTGAGTGCATCCTTAATAGCCTTACGGCAAGGTGCAGGAGTGGAAGACTTAACAGCTTCGATACCCATGATCTTCAGTTTAGGTTCTGCATATCGCACACCTTCACTGTCATGCACATTGAGAATGTATCGCTTCTTCGCAGTCCAAATACCACGGTCAGCGATGTTCTCACGTTTCATCTGCATCTTCTGATCATATGCATTAACGTAAGTCGCCAACGCCTGATAGCTCTTCTCAATGAATGGCTCCATCTGGACTTCGCAAGCTTTATTGAGAAAGTCAACGACCTTTCCTTTATCACGTACTCCTTGAGGGAATATATGATCAACAAGTGGGCCAAGATGTAGATAGATAGAATCGGTATCAGACGCGATAACATAATCAACGCCGTCAGTTTTGAGTATTTTATTTAGATACCCATTCATTCTATTCTCAATCCAACGGATAGAGACCTGACCAGAGAGTGTAATCGCTTCTGCGTTTGCAAGTTTGTAATATCGAAAATACTGATTACCGATGGCACCATAAGCAGAGTTAAGAGAAATCTTCTTAGCCATTTGGATGTTATTGCACCGTGCAATCTCTTTCTGTAGTGCAATAGATGGGGACTTCTCATTCTCCTTCTTGGCTTGGATCATCTTCTTCTTGAAGATCACACGTTCATCATAATACTTCTGCATCAGTTCAGGGAGGAATCCCTGTTCATTCTTACGATACATCGCACCATTGGCACAGACTGCATAGTCTTTATGCAGTTCAAAGTTTATCTCTTCTGCAAGTATACGTTCAACTGTAGCCGTTGGGTGTCTCTCATCCAGGAGCGTCTCTGGTGAGATGTTGTACTGCATAATAAGATGAGGGTACAGAGAGTTAAGGTCAAAAGAGACCACCCAATCATACTTTCCAGGAATCGGTTCCTTGACGTAGGCTCCTGCATACTTCTCATCCTTTTCGGATCTTTCTTTGGGAGGAATAACAATGTCCTTCCTCTTTAGATAGTTATAAATGATGCAGTCCCAAAGTCGCACTTGGTAAAAAATGTCCTGATAGTTCACCTTGGCATCATAAGCCATAGTCAGGGCGAGTTCAATCAACTTGAGTTTATCCTCAAGTCGGTCTACCAGTTCCACGTCAACAATGTTGTATTCAACAAACTTCTGCCAACCATTTGTGTAGAAGTCTTTGAAGGTATCAAACTCACTGTGGTCTAATTTCTGTTGACCCAGTTCCTGTTGTGCAATGTAGTCTAGACGGAACGATTCTTGGTTAGGAGTACCAGGAGACCACCGATACAGGCGCATGTAATCCAGGATGGCTACACCACCAACGTCCACACAGAAGTTCTTGCGGCCCTGTACAAACACCTCCTGTTGAGTCACCAGACCCCAGGGAGACAGTCGCCGCATCAGTTTCTCCCCTAGGACACGGTTCAGGCGTCCTGCAAGGTACGGAAGGTCAAAGAACTCACAGTTCCACCCAGTCACCACGTCAGGGGTGTTCTCGATCCACCATTGGATCCAGGCACTCAACATTGAATACTCATCAGGAAACTGACGGTAATCAACGTTCTCTTGTTTGTTGTTGAAAGGTCCTACACCCCAAGTGATGATTTGTTTGGTATTGAAGTCCTGAATAGTGATCAACAGGAGTTCTTCACTTGTACTCTCAACGTCGGGAAATCCATACTCAGCCTTGGTCTCAATATCAATCGTTACCAGATTGATATTTGACATATCAAACTCAATATGTTCCTCTGGATAG